CGTGCCCACAATGCTGGTGCCACTTAGATTGCCACCTGTTATATTGCCTGTGGCTGTGATCAATCCGCCTGTGGTAATATTGCCATGTATGGCATTGCCAGTGCTTGACATTATGCCAGCAGTGTTGATATTTCCACCAGTCACATTGCCTGTCGCTGAAATTAAACCAGCAGTGCGGAGATTACCGCCTGTAACATCCGATGTGGCAGATACTGCACCTGCGGTAGTGATATTGCCACCAATCACATTGCCTGTGGATGTAACCAATCCACCTGTGGTGATATTGCCGCCAGTGACATTGCCAGTGCTGGTAATCAAACCGCTGGTGGTCAAGTTGCCACCAATCACATTGCCAGTTGCTGTGATCAAACCGCCTGTAGTTAAATTTCCACCAGTAACATTACCGCCGGCACTGATCAGGGTTGTGACCAGTGCATTTCCACTGATAAGATTACCTGTTGTGGTGGTAATATTTCCAGTGACCTGGGCAGCACCACTTATGCTCAAATTACCACTGTTGGTAGTGGCCAATGTTCCGCCTACTGTTAAAGCATTGGCTGCAAAATCATATGTGAGTCCTGAGTCGCCAGTGATAATGCCTGCGCTGTTAAACAGCACTTGGCTATTGCTGGTTGATCCTGATATGTTGATACTGCCCAGCAAATTACCAATAAATGTTTGTGCAGAAACGTTGGCTGAAGAAATAATATTGCCAGCACTGCTGATTGCACCGCCAGACAATATGTTACCTGTAGCTGAGATCAGGCCTGCTGTGTTGACATTGCCGCCAATCACATTGCCTGTGATTGATGCCACGGCTGCATTGACGTTGCCGCTGGTCACATTGCCGCTTGCGCTGACTGAAGCTGCTGATATCGCTGCTGCGGTAATCAAGTTGCCACCAGTTACATTGCCCGTGACTGATACTGTGGTTCCTGTGACATTGCCAATATATGTTCCAATTAGATTACCACCAGTGATGTTACCTGTGACCGACACTGTGGTTCCAGTTAGGTTACCAACATGTGTTCCAATGATATTACCAGCTGAAATATTGCCTGTGCCACTCACGACGCCTGTGCCAAATAGCACGTTGCCACCAGTGATGTTGCCTGTGCCGCTCACTTGTCCTGCGCCAAATATCACGTTGCCACCAGTGATGTTGCCTGTGACACTGACTGTTGTGCCGGTTACATTGCCAACATGTGTTCCAATCAAGTTGCCACCAGTCACGTTGCCTGTGCCACTCACTTGCCCTGCACCAAATATTACATTACCGCCTGTGATGTTGCCTGTTCCAGATATTTGACCTGTTCCAAATACCAAGTTGCCACCAGTGATATTACCAACTGCTGATATCAATCCATTTGAAAGTATATTACCGCCAGTGACATTGGCAGTTACTGCCAAACTGCCCAATGTGCCAACTGTGGTGATATTTGTTTGTGCCGCAGTGGCCAACGTGCCCACAATGTTTGTGCCGCTCAAATTGCCACCAGTGATGTTGCCTGTGGCACTGACCTGTCCTGCTGTGACAATGTTACCGCCATTGACGTTGCCAGTCGCAACAACTTGGTTGTTTGTTATAAAGTTGCTGCCAGTGATGTTGCCTGTGGCAGTGATCAACCCTGTTGCAATTACATTGCTACTGGTTACGTTGCCTGTTACATTCAATGGACTGACAACATTGCCAGTTAGGCTTAGACCAGCAGCATTCAAGTTGCCACTGGTTACGTTGCCTGTGACATTGAATGTGCTTACCACATTGCCTGACAGACTCAGTCCAACAGCGTTTAAATTGCCGCCAGTGACGTTGCCGCTTGCGCTCACTGAAGTGGCACTCATTGCGGCTGTGGTAATAATGTTGCCACCTGTGACGTTGCCTGTGGCACTAATTAATCCGGCTGTGGTAATATTGCCATGTATGGCATTGCCAGTGCTTGACATTATGCCAGCAGTGTTGATATTTCCACCAGTGATGTTGCCAGTTAAGCTGGCGGTTGTGCCATACAAGTTACCAACAACAAATGTGCCATAACTGTTTACTGTTACAACTTCATTGGCAATGCTGACGTTTGCGGCAGCAATGATATTGCCAGTGCTGTTTTGATATCCAACAAATGCTGAACGTTCAGCGCCAGAATAATACCAAAGTTGTTCGCCGCGGTCTTTGCCATCATTGACCGCCAAAGGTGCGTTGTTGGCACCGCGGCCCAGTCCGATAATTGGATCCTGCACGTTGAAACTGGTTACGTTGTTGTATTCAACTGTGCCATTTACTATTAGATTGCCACCAATCAATGCATCACCAGTGGTAGTCACATTAGCAGCACTCACAATGCCTGCAGTAGTGATATTGCCACCTGTGACATTGCCTGTGGCTGATACTTGTCCTGCTGTGTTTAGATTACCAGTGACTGTGTTGCCTGTTACACTCAAACTTGGCAATGTGCCAATGCTTGTGGCCAATACACCAGTCAGTTGTGAACCATTGCCAATGAAGTAGCTGCCAGCAATATTGCCCGTGGCGCTGATGTTGGCTAGAGAATTTACATTGCCACCAACCACATTGCCTGTGATTGATGCCAGTGAGGCATTGACGTTTCCACCAATCACATTGCCAGTTGTGCTGATAACGCCTGTTCCAGCACTTAAATTACCGCCAGTGATGTTACTGGTCACATTGAATGCACTGATAACATTGCCACTCAAACTCAATGATACTGCATTTAGATTACCACCAACCACATTGCTGGAGGTGCTGATCAATCCGCCTGTGGTGATATTGCCACCAATCACATTGCCTGAGGCACTAACTTGTCCGGCGGTGCGAATGTTACCACCAGTGATGTTGCCAGTTGCCACAACTTGCGCACCTGTGTTGATATTACCACCGGTTACGTTGGCCACAGAAGTTATGGCTCCAGTGGCACTGATCGCTCCGCCGGTGTTGATATTACCACCTGTTACGTTGGCTGTAGATATTATAGCGCCAGTGGCACTGATCAGCCCTGCTGTATTAATATTACCACCTGTTACATTGGCGGTTGCACTGACTGCCCCTCCAGTTAATACATTGCCACCAGTGACGTTGGCTGTGGTGATTACATTGCCTGTGAGTGCAACCAAATTACCTGTATAAGTTGGCAAGTAAGCTGCCACATTGGCGTTGCTGTAAGTAGCAGCCACAGCAATACCAGTCAACAGGCTGCCATTACCAATGAAATATGTGCCGGCAATATTGCCCACAGCTGAAATGTTTGCAGTGGCATTAACGTTGCCACCAGTGATGTTGCCTGTGACTCCCAAACTGGTCAGCGTTCCAACTGAAGTAATATTTGTTTGTGCGGCTGTGGTCAATGTGCCTGAAATACTGGTGCCACTCAAATTGCCACCAACAATGTTGCCAGTGGCACTTACTTGTCCGGCTGTGTTTAAATTACCGCCAGTAACATTGGCACTGGCACTGACTGACGCAGCACTCACAGCGGCTGCTGTAACCAAATTTCCGCCAGTGACATTGCCTGACGCAACAACAGTCACGGCACTGACTGCTGCCGACGAAATTACATTGCCGCCTGTGATATTGCTGGTAGCACTAACCACGCCAACAGTGCGAATATTGCCACCGGTAACATTGCCTGTGGCCGTGATCACACCAGCGGTGTTGATGTTACCACCTACTACATTGCTAGAAGTTGACAACAGTCCAGCAGTGTTGATGTTGCCTCCTGTGATGTTGCCTGATGCCAGTATTGAGGCTGCGCTTACCGCTGCTGATGTTATTAAGTTGCCGCCGGTGACATTGCCAGTGGCACTTACTTGTCCTGTTGTTCTTAAATTACCACCAATCACATTGCCAACTGTTGAGCTGGTCAATAAAATAGTAATATTGTTGGCTTGAATGTTGCCTGAATATGTTGGCAGATATGCTGCCACATTGGCGTTACTGTAAGCTTCTGGCAGTCCATACAGCAATGCACCATTACCAAGAAAGTATGTTCCTAAAACGTTGCCATAAGCCAAAAGATTTCCGGTAGTGCCAATGGAACCACTGACATCAAGACCTGAAGAAGAAAAAGTTCCACGGGTGGTGCCATTCACTGCAACTGTGACATTGCCTGCTGCGTTTGCAATACGAACATTGCTGTTACCATTGCTGATTGCGTTGGCGCCGGTCTGCCCTGAACCTGCTAATACAAATGTTCCACCGGCCTGGTTGGTAAACACCAAAGCAGTAGCATTGGAAGTAATTGTGGCATTGTTAAGATACAGTGTGTTGCCACTTAGATACAGATCTTTCCAGGCCTGTGTTGAGCTGCCAAGATTGTAAGTGACATTGGCAGCAGGCAACAAGTTGCCTTTGAATGTGGCGCTGGCAACTGACAACACTGCAACATTGCTGGTGTTTTGAATACCAATGGCAACATTGCCGCCCGAAGTGACCACAACATTGCTTTGATTTAAGGCAATTTGTGGACCAACACCAGCAACAACACCTGTCAGGCCTGAGCCATTGCCCACAAAATACTGTGCATAAACTGTGTCAATTCTGGTGCCCGGAGCACCAACATCATACACAGCATCAATGCTGGGAATGATCGAGCTGTTGGCTTGAATGTTGCCTGTGCCATTGGCTTTTAATACCAAATTGTTGTTGACCCCAGTCACTGTGATGGTGTTGCCGGTGATCACAACGTTGCTACCCACTGGTCCAGCGGTGTAGATCTCTGTAAAATTCTCGTTTACAGCATCGAATGCATCACGTAATGGTTCGCCGGTGCCATCATTTGCTGCTGCACCTGTGTCAATAATTTGTTGTGCCATGGATAAACAAGGTCCTCTAGTGTATTTACCAAAAGGACTTGTTTGCAGTTTTAGCTGATTCTGGTGTAGGTCAAATATGAGCCACTTTGAATGTTGAGATTGGCTGCGCTGGTTTGTGCTTGTATTGCCACATTGGCATTGCCAGCACTGTAAATTGTGCCAGAGATTCTCACAGTCCTGGGTGTGGTGCCAGTCATGCCTTGTGTGGCTGGTGCTGTGCCCGAAACGTTGGACGTTGATGTGCTAAACGCACTGGTCTGGGTGGTCTGTGCTTCAACGGTGTAGTAACAAGTGCCTGCATCAAAACGTGTGCTGAATCCAGTGGTGGTGCCACCGTCCGGCAGCATGGGCATGTAAGCTTCGTATTTGTAACTGTAGCCTGCCAGGGCCAAAAATCCCAACACTCCTACATTGGCCTGACTCACACTGTTGAATGCCACTGTGGTGGGTTGCCACACAATGTTCTCTACACCAATGCCATTGCCCGAACTGTTGCCTGATACATTCAAATTGGCAGTTATCACATTGCCTGTGGTGTAAACGTTTTGCACACCCACAATGTTGGCACCAGTAATATTACCAGTAGCTGACATTCTGTCGTTGCTGTTGACGTTACCGCCTGTGATGTTGCCGACTGCACTGATGTTTGCACCCGAGTATGAGTTACCGGCCGCTATGTAAAGTGCATAGGGATTGGTAATGGTCATATTGCTGCCAGCCAGTGGTGCATTAGAAATATACAAAGTTGCTGCATCTGTGGTGGTCACAGTGGCATTGCTGGCGGCCAGTGTGGGCCGTGCCAAAACATGAATATGATTGTTTGTTGCTGTGCCTGATACGGCTGTGCTAGAATCTGTATAAATGCTGGTCACAGTTCTGATACCAACACCAGTTGTGGTCCAACTTGGAGTGCTGATCGCACCAGTGATCACCATGTTGGCACTTTGGGCTAAATTGGCACTGATCAAATTGCCAGCATTGACATTGCCTACCACACTGGCAAACGTGCTGACGTATGTGTTGCCAGTGATGGCCAGTGTATGCAAAGGTGCAGCATTGGCAATGCCCACGTTGCCTGATGCGCCAACCACTGTGATTCTTGTGGTGGGAGTAGCAGTGCTGCCAGTTTGAATTTGAATATTGGCATTGCCATCTGTATCAGCGTAAACTGCTTGAATTCTTGCTGTGACCCTGGCGGCGGCACCTGTAGCATCTGATGTATACCATTCTATGGCACCAATGTTTGCACCCAATGTGGTCACAGCAGTGTTAGAATCTTGAAATCTAATCATTGGCGATGTGGTAGCAGTCGATGCTCGAGTTAGAACAATGTTGCCTGAAGATATGCTCAAATTGCCGCTGGTTACGTTGCCCACTGCACTTATATTGCCGCCAGTGATATTACCAGTTGCCGAGATCAAACCAGTGATGTATTCACCTGTGGTGGCATACACAGCCACGTTTGATGTGCCGCCAACTGTGATATTGGCATTGCCGCCGGCTATTGGAATTTCTACACTGGTGGATCCATTGAAAATCTTGTCAGCATTGATGTTGCCTACGAGCACAGCATTGCCAGAAACTGTTAAGTTACCGTTGATGTTTACGAATGGTGAATTTACATTGACCACATCCGTAGCGCCAATGCTTTCTATAGTATAATCACCGCTGACACGTTTGACTGAGCTCATTTACAGATCCTTTATGTTATTTATACGGTCCAGGAAGTCAGCCATGGGCATGTGGCGCATGTTTTTTATGCCGCGCAGTTCAGCAATATCAGCTGTGGTATCTCCTACAACTCGATGAAAACTGGTGTTGGGAAAATCTTTGCAAACAGTCACAATCTGCCGCACCCAGTTGCCAGTGAATGTGGGATTGGATGAGCTTTTTTTGTAGAATTCTGTGTCAGCATACACGTTATTGAAACGATTACTCAGGGTTGGTCCCATGTCAAATCCCAAAAGATACACTGCTAGATGCCGATCAATTGCAGCCAACCCCACTGCTATGGGGCCTGAACTGAATCCAAAATAATTTTGTGGCACTGATCTTGCGCCCAATCCTGGCAAGGGCTTGCGAGTATACATCACATGTTCATTGGCATATCCAGCATGCTGTATGGTATGCGCTATTCCTTTGTCTGTGCTGATCAGCACATCTGGCACAAATTCACGATACAAGGCATTACACCCGTAGACGGTTCCGCGCTGTTTTAATACTGATAAATCCACTGCCAATCGGCTGATGCCGTTGCCTAAAACAAATGCTGCACTCATAAGAAATCCTCCCAGTATGTAGCTGGGAGGACTCTAACACTTTACAAATTAAGAAGTAACGCTGGCAATTTGAGCCAGTTGACTTGTGGCGTTTTGTGTAGCAGTTGTATTCACCATTGATCCACCACTCACAGTGACATTGCCTTCGTCTGTGAAGAAGTTGGCCACGTATTGATTTTCACTGCTTTGAATATTAACACCGTAGTTAGTGTCAGCATAGTTTCCATATGTCATACCGTTCCAGTCACGAACCCATTTGTTGGTGATGTAACTGGCATACACTGCGGAACTGTCACCGGTGCTGAACGCAATGCTCATGTAACCAGCTGCTGGGGTAGCGGTGTTTGACAAAATGCAAATGCCCATGGGGTATGCTGTGCCATTGCCTGACCCGACTGCTGTGGCTGTGAATTCATCGCCTACCGCTGCGTTGCCGTCACCGTGACCCACTGCATTCCAGTCAGTTGTGGTGCCCACGCTGAGAATCTTGTAGGCTTGTCCCACAATGAAACTGCCTGCTGTGGTTGCGGCGCCGTTGTATGTGACCAAAAACTTGTGCGAACCTTTTTGACGCACAATTCTGGCTGTGCCATAAGTGGTGTTTGTGCCATTGGCCAGGGCTACGTTGGCCACTGCAACAATTTCTGGAAAAGTTACAGATGCTGTGCTGTCTGTGTCACTGCCGCCAACCACGCCCAAGAACTGTGCATCGTCAAGTGTTTGAACTGGTGTGTTAAACACTGGATTGGTCAATGATCCAAAGTTTGGATACCCTTGATCTACGTTTACCGATGCGCCTGAATTGCCAGCACCAGGGTTTGTTTTTTGAATTTTAAGAGCTCTTCCCATTATGATTTCTCCTTATAGAAGCCCAATGCGGGTTCTAGCCGCTACGCGGTGGGTTAAGCCGCATAAAACGCAGAATTGCGTTGACTTTTATTTATGGACCTGTTAAAATAATTAACCACACTGTATATGCTGTAAATATTGCCATGGAAACAAACGAAATAATCACAGACGTTGCTCAACTGATTGAGGAAGGCAACCGACTTCGCGGCGAGAATCGTCCAGATCAAGCACTCAAATGCTACATGCTGGCCATGGTGCAAGATCCTAACTCATCTGCGGCATTCAACAATTACGGCAATGTCATGCGAGAATGTGGCTTCCCCAACCGTGGCATACCATTCTTACAGTATGCCATAGAAGTAGACCCCACCAGTGTCACAGCAAAGTTTAATTTGGCAGTGAGTTATTTGATCATGGGTGACTATGCTCGTGGCTGGCCAGCTTACGAAGCACGTTGGCAATATGAACATCTTGCTGGCACAGAACCTCAACACAAGCAGCCACGCTGGACTGGTGAGGATCTCAAAGACAAGACTATTCTTGTGATAGGTGAACAAGGGCACGGGGACAACATACAGTTCTGCAGATTCTTGTATAACTTGCATGCTGCCGGAGCCCGAGTGCTGTTTCAAACCACTGATGGATTGATTCCGCTGTTGTCTAGCAGCGGAGTGTTATCTTGGATTGGCAGATACAGTGACCAACCTCCTGAGTTTGATTACTGGATTCCCATAATGAGTTTGCCTGGCGTGCTGGGCGTTACAATAGAAAATTTACCCCGACAAGTGCAATATATCAGTCCAGCTGCCGACAAAGCTGCTGCCTGGTTAAAACTACTGGGTCCAAAAAAACGCATGCGAGTGGGCTTCAGTTGGAGTGGGCGTAGAGATGCCTGGTTGAACAAACACAAAGGTATGCCTTTTGAGACCATGCTAGATTTGATCAAAAACAATCCACAATACGAGTGGATTAATTTGCAGGTTGATGTCACTAACGAAGAAGACCAGGCATTGGCCGACGCTGGTGTTACTCGTTATCCCGGAAGCGTGCAGAGTTTTGCAGATACTGCAGGTTTGATTGCTGCCCTTGATGTCGTACTCAGTGTTGACACAGCCACTGCTCACTTGGCTGCTGCCATGGGACGTCCTACCTGGTTGATGTTACAATGGTTTGCCACAGACTGGCGATGGATGTTGGATCGAGACTCAAATCCCTGGTACAGCACTATACGCATATTCCGTCAGCCATCCATGGGCGACTGGGCTTCAGTAACCAAGAAAATAGAACAATATCTAACTTGGTTTAAAGTTTAAATATTTGCCAACTGTTGTTTGAACCATGCATCAAACCGGTCAGCCCAGGCAGATGACACAAACTGTTGGCGGTTGTGCCGGTGATGTTTGATATGTTGCCAATACCAAGACACACAGTCTTGAGGATCTTGTAACTGTGTCAACAAGTCCACAATTGGTGTTATGTCATTGAGACTGGCATGGTCAACATAATCAATTTCAAATCCCAATTCTTTTAGAACTTCTAGACTCGCTGGAGAATTATACATTATTCCTGCAGTTTCACTTTCAAACATCTTTGTTGTTTTTTCTGTTATGATACCGCGTTCCCAAGGCACAGTTTCAGTAACAATGTTCAAGTGTGCTTGATATGCTGGATGTGCAATGCTGTGATCGTTGGGCCAATCATCGGGGTGTGTGGCCAAGCTCGTTAAATTTGATTGATAACGAATTGACAACACATCCAGTTTTAGACTAATTAAATTTTTTTTCTGTAGAGTATTCATCACATGATCTCTGTGCCGAGCTGGTCGTCGATTCAAACAAGAAAATCTAAAAGATCTTTGCTGTGGCGGTGCTTCAAAGTTTTCTCTAATGGCCAACCAAAACGGAAAATACACACTGTGGGGTATTGATTGTTGGTATTCTCTACAATCGCCAGATAACCATATGATTTTTTTGTTGGTTTTTTGTGCAATTATTCTAGTGATGTCTGAGATCTGATCTGACTCAAGACAGAAAGGATCTGTTGCACCCATGATAAAAATCACTGATTCAGGAATGTCTAGTAATTTTTTAGCAAGCCTATCAGCGGCTGCTAGATGGTCATCATAACGAACATGCTGTTGATCCAGTTGACGGTCAATGATTCCCAAGAATCCCCCTAGTATTGCACTGTGTTCTGGGAAGAATCGTTGATAAGTTTTTACTTTGTGCCCCAGTGACAATACTGTTTTTTCAAATGTGTCTGTTTCCCAATTTGTTTGAGGGCCTTGTATTAAAAAATTGTAGTGATTGGGCATTTCAATTATTTGTGTGAAAGTTCTAGATACCAAGGTAATATGTTGTTTTTTTCACAAAACATATTTTTAATTTTAAGCCCGCCACAATTAATCATATCAACAAATTCATCTATGTGATATATTTCTTGCAGCAAGATAACGCCATCTTCAGCAAGATATTTTGCAGCATTGGCAAAAAAATCTTTATGAGTTTGCCATTCTTGATCAACAGTTATTCTTTGATGATGGTATTGTGGAATTTCAAAAAGTTGATTGCCCAACTGCAAAGGAAAGTGTGGAGGATTCGATACTATGAGGTCGAACTTGATGTCATATGGCAAAGATTTCAAAGTTGAAGTTTTGTGTATTGACACTTTGTTTGCAAATCTAGTGGGCATGTTTGCAATGGTTTTTTTACAGGCATCCACTGCTGGTTGATACATTTCTAAAAAATGCAAATTTTTACAGATCCCGTCAGCCAACAATCTAAAACCAATTACTCCGTGCCCACTACACCATTCCAGGCAACTGTCAAAAGTTCTATTAGGATATAGCAATTTCAAAATCAGCGGGTATCGTTGACCAATGGAGTTTCCTCCACCATCTAAATTATTGTTGTAAAAAACTTTGAAATCATTAGCCACAAGATACTCTAAATCAAAACTATCATTGTGATCGTTTGCTTTGTTGCTGTTTTTGAAAATATCGATGATGTCATCTTGAGTCAAGGCAACAAGTGATTGCCCATTATGCAATGTCAAAATTTCATGCTGAATGTGTTCAGGAAGTTTTGTAAATTCATATTCATTCACACATTCTGGCCAAGTTGGGTCTTTTATTTTTGTGTAAAAATCATGCCAGGAATTCATAGCAATACTTACCAACAAAAAACCCGCCGAAGCGGGTTTCTTGAACTTCCCATCCCTGGGTTGTTGTTCTCTGATTAGGAGAATGAAAGGTTAGACACAGCGATCTCGCCAACATAGTCACCAGCATTGCCAAAAGACGATGCAGTGTTAGTCAGTTCGATGTAACCATAACGTGTCATGAATGACACCACTGGTTCGAATGTGCTTGGATCCAACACCACGCCTGATGACATCAATGGGATGTATGGGCAGTAGAATGCTGGTGCGTCAGCTTCTGAAGAACCTTTGTAACCAACCAGCACTGATTGTGTGTCAGAAGCATAGCTGTCAACAAACACACGCATAGAGCCGTTCAATGTACCAACAAACTTGGTGTTGGTAGGTGCTTCAAATGTGCCTTCTGTAGTGCGAGCAAAAGCAGAAGTTGTTGCAGATTGCAATACTGTCAGTGCAGCTGAACTAACCACAGCGTAGTTACCAGCGCCACGACGAGTGCGTTGAGCAATCAAGTTAGCAACACGGTTAACCAACACTGCCAAAGCAGCGTGTTCGTCACCAACAAATGTTGCAGTGCCGGAAACAGTAGCTTGGTTGTATGTGAACTCAGTAGCGGCCAGTGAACGCAGGCTCAAGAGAATCTCTTGGTCAATTTCAGCTGTAATCTCTTGAGCCAATGCTGCCATGATTTCTGCTTCAACGTCAATACCATGCATGGCTTGTGCGTCTTGTGCAGATTCAAATGTCCAGCGAGCTTGCAACTTACGTGTGCGA